AAGATTAAACAAAATTTAGAAAAGCGTGGTAAAGGCGTCGGCATTCGTGTCGGCGTCCGTACTACGGGCTGTAGTGGTTTGGCTTATGTACTAGAGTATGTGGACAAATATGAAGCCGAAGTAGGCGTAACCAATTATGCCCACAAAGACTTTGTAGTGCTAGTTGGCGCTAAGGATGAGCCTTACCTACAAGGGCTAACTATAGATTGGGTTCGCAATGGACTCAATGAAGGATTCGACTTTGTCAATCCAAATGAACGCGACCGTTGCGGTTGCGGTGAAAGTTTTCGAGTATAACCCTGGTTGACATAGTTTAATTCTGCTAGTATAATACTAGCTAATGTTACAACTTTTGGAGAATATTTTGAGTATGCATTTAGAAGGTCCGTGGCTTAGTACTACTGGCAAGAAAAAAGGCAAAAAGAAGTTCGCTTCGGCAGAACATGCAAGAAAGGCTAGAGAATTGGACGAATCTTGGAAAGAGCTCCAAAAACGTTGGGGACTAGAAGCAGAAGAAAAGAAACGTGCCCGTGCTATGAGTGCTCCTAGTTTGAGCAGTAGTTACAGTTTGAGTATCCCAGAAGGACGCAACACAACAGCACATATTAAGAGTAGAGATTCCGGAGCCGGTAACGCTACACTTAAACCGCCAAAAGTTTATACAGGTACTAAAGTTAAAGGCATTGCTACAATGCATAAGTCAAATGCTGTGCCAGTCTTCAGCGACGAAGAAGCCGTTGAAATTTCTAAAATGCGTCGAGGTTAATATGACAACATTCTTTGAAAAATGGGGCTACCCAGTTGCTAAAACTAAAAAACCTAAGCAATCTAAAAGTGGATTGCAAACTGTTTACGAATCTAAAATTTATCAAGAATTTAAAGAGATGCGTGGCGGTAATAGAACTGAATTGATGAAGTCAGTTCCGACTAAAAAGGAAATTGCGGACTGGGAATGGCGTAATGACAATTTTGAAGAAGTCAAAAGCATTTTATCGTTTTTGCGAGCTAACTTGCAACGTGCAATGAATCGCGGAGATGCTAGCCAAATAATTCAAGTAGACTTAGACTATGTTTATAGTGTGGGATCCAGCCAGGATTTTTTATGCGCACTAACGGGTACTGAACTTGAATTTACTCGCGGCGGCCAAAAATGGCTGGGTAAATGGTGTAATCCTAATAGTTGTACTATTGACAGGATTGACAGTAGCAAAGGATATGTTAAGGGTAATATTCAACTTATTACCTGGCGGGCAAACTGTTTAAAGCAACATCTTGATAACGCTGAGTTTATTGAGTTTTGTAAGGATGTAGCGCATTGGGCAAAATAACAACATATTTTTTCTAAAACAGGCGTACAACCCGGCATAAGTAAAAGTACTAGTTATCCAGGGGTATTTTTTGGATAATTACTTATTGTACCTCATAGGTTTGGGGTACAAACAGAGCAGTAGGCTTTTAACGCATAGGAGATGTATCAGAGCCATTTGTAAATTGACGGAACTAGCGATTCCTGATCCAGCGTAAAGGAGAAAGAAAATGATACGCATTTTTAAAATAGCATTAAACTGTCTAGTATTACTAGCAGTAGTATTTGCGGCACAAACCGCAGTAACAAGTAAGTTCAACAAACTTAAAGAAGCCCGCGAACAAGCGAGCCCTATTACAGCTCAAATGAGACAACAACAATTGGATTGTCTAGCTCGTAATATATACCATGAAGCCGGATACGAGCCATTTGAAGGCAAAGTAGCCGTAGCACAAGTTACAATTAACCGTGCAGAAAGTGGACAATTCCCTAGTGATATCTGCAAAGTAGTCTACCAAAAAAATGTAGTCTACGAAAAGGTATTTTGTCAGTTTAGTTGGTACTGTACCGCGGCAGGTACTACGAAACCAATGAACGGCCCAGTCTATACAGAAAGTATGGAAGTGGCAAAAAAAGTCTTATTAGAAGGCTTCAGAATACGTGACTTAAACTCTGCTTTGTATTATCATGCAGATTATATTAACCCAGGTTGGAATCGAGAAAAAGTAACTAAAATCGGTCACCATATCTTTTACAAGTGAGAATAAACATGACAAGTTCAGAAGTGTTAAGCAAAGTTAAATCGGGTATCGGTGATCTTTTCAACTTAGACAAATGGGTAGAAACCGTTAAGACACATGCTCCTCACGTGAGCGCAGAAACAATGGGCTGGGTAGCAGTTATTCTAATGCACCTAGCTACCATTCCAACTTTACTAGCAGTACTAACAGGGCTAACTGAAAAGATGCCCCCTGTGGATTTAGTACTATTTGCTTGGACAGGCTTATTTTGTCTGTTTATTAAAGCAACTATTCAGAAGGATATACTTAATATCGTAACAATTGGCTTGGGCTTTTTTATTCAAGCTGGTCTCATGTCTATGATTATCTTTAAGTAATCTACGATAAATATTAGATATTAAGGAGCATAACATGCCATCAGGATTTATTAATGACGCAAATCAGCTACAAGCTGAAATGTACAGAGTAGTTATTACAATGAGTAATACTACATATTACCCAACTACAGACGGTAACAACAACGGCGGTGTTACACCATACGGTTGGGACTATTTTACAGCAGGTAATTTGCCAAGCACGTTGGCATTGAGTAAAGCACGTTCACGCGGTAATATGCGTTTCCGCAATATTGCTAACCGTTTAACCGGCTTAGCAGATTGCCAAATTCGTGATATTACAATTACAGAAGCTAATGCAGATGCCCAAGCAACTAGTTTGGCATTTACTGTAAACTATGAGCGTCCATCGTTCATTCCAGTAACTGGTACAGCTATTGACGGATCAACAGCAATTTCAACAACAGCAATTGCCATCCAAAATGCTATTGCACAAGGCATCCGCGATGCGACCACTGCTTCATGCAGAGTGTACGATCCAACTTCATTAGAAGGCACACAACAAAGCCTAACAGTTGGAATTGGTGGGACTGCCGCACAGACTTTTGGTACTGTGTCAGTCACTTTAATTGACGAATCAACTTTATTCGATTAAAATAACTGGATGATACTAGCTTACTTACTACTACTAACAGGTCTTACAATATCGGCGGTCGCAATCTACTATTCAGTAGTAGGTTTGACCGCTATATTTTCTGCGGCCGTAATTCCAATTATTGTTATGGGTGCTTCTTTAGAAGTAGCCAAACTTGTCTGTGCCTCTTGGCTAAAGGCAAATTGGGAAAAGATTCCTCGCTTCATGAAACTATACATGAGTTTGGCAGTAGTAGTATTGATGTTAATTACATCGATGGGTATTTTTGGATTCTTATCCAAAGCACACAACGATCAAAACTTAGTATCAGGTGATGTTCAAAGTAAAATTGCTATCTATGACGAAAAGATTAAGACAGCTAAAGAAAACATTGAAGCCGACCGTAAACAACTTAAACAGATGGATGAAGCTGTTGACCAAGTTATGGGCCGCTCGTCAGATGAAAAAGGTGCAGAGAAAGCCAATGCTATTCGTAAGTCCCAACAACGTGACCGTGCGAATCTTGCCAAAGACATCGAAACCAATCAGAAGATTATTAGTAAGCTCAATGATGAAGCCGCACCAATCCGTGCAGAAGTACGTAAGGTCGAAGCTGAAGTAGGACCAATCAAATATATTGCTAAGTTTATCTACGGAGAAGATGGCGCTAACGAAAACATGCTTGAAAAAGCAGTAACATGGATCATTATCCTTATTGTTGTCGTGTTTGATCCGTTAGCAGTTATTATGTTACTAGGCGCACAAATGACTTTTGGTTGGGCCCGTGAACAAAAAGAACGCACTTGGATTGATGATCAAGCAGATGATTTAACTGAAGCATTTAGTACGCCTGTCGAGGATGTTACTGAGCCTCCTGTTACAGAAGAAGTAAAGTCTGAACCTTTCATTCCAGATAATAAATTATGGCCTTTCCCATCAGCGCAGGAACCTGCTAACTATAAGTTTGAAGAAGAGTTCAGTGAGCCTGATTATCCAGAGCCAGTTAAAGAAGAAATTAAAGAAGAAGAACCAGAAATTCCAATGCCTATCGAGCAATGGAACAAAATGATTGAAGAAGCCGAAGCAGTAGCAAAAGCCGAAGCAGAACAAAAATATCAAATTCTTCCTGAACTACAAAAACATATTGACGAGTCAACTGTTGAAGAACGTGTAGCTCGTGGTGACTCATACATAGACACAGCAGGCGCAGAAGTTGCGCTTGAAGAGGAATCTTCAAAAAAAAAGACTTACATGACGAAGGATCCGGAGGGCAGGATAATAACAAAAAACCGTCCATAATTACTGATTACATTCAGAACGCAGAACAAAGCGATGGTAGTATTTGGTCACGTATTAAACAAAGACTAGATGCTAAACCAATAGACGAGTTGTATGTCGAATATTCAAAAGATCAATTCCAAGGCTTAGTAGTTGATAAAGACAGTGAGCCAGAATTATATGAATTTGTAGAATACATAAAAGAAAATGGTCCAAGATTTAATCATTATACAAAAGACCAAATAGAACAATATGCAAGAAGGATATATGAGCTTAGGGAAGATTAACTTAATTACACCACCAGATAAGTTATTCAATTTGAATATGGGTTATCTGTTAGTGAAACCTTCACTTTATGTTAAACAACAGTTTCAAACAATACTGAGTCATAACATAGAAGAAATTAACGTGTTCATTTACGACGATAGCGAACACGATATCGATTGGTTACTAAGTGTTGCTAACCAATGTGATGTTACAATTATTGATGTAGATAATTGTGACCCAACAACAAAATTGTTTATTACATATTTGTTAGCTCAACCAAATACACACTACATTACTAATGACGAAATCACTCCTTATGGATTGATTAGTAAAAATAGAATTTATAACTTAGACTGGATCGTAGCGCAAGTTACGGGCGAGGAAGAAGGAGACGACGAGGGACAAGATGAATCATAAAGATAAACGCTACGACGGAAGTCGAGTAACAGTTAAGGATGGTGAAAACATTACCCAAGCCTTACGTAGATTTAAACGCAAGATCGAAGACAATGGCTTATTGGATGAATTGAGAAGCCGAGAGTTTTATGAAAAGCCAACTACTGAACGCAAACGCAAAAAGAGTGCGGCCAAAAATCGATATAAAAAGAAACTCGAAAAAGAGCAATTACCTAAAAAAATGTATTGACATTTGACATTACATTTGCTATAATTATAGTTCACAATAAAGAAAGAACTATAATGGCCTTAACAGATGTAATGATTGACTTAGAAACACTGGCGACATCACCCGATGCCGCCATTCTTACGATCGGAGCAGTGCGTTTTGATCCTTTTGGTAAAGACATACAAGAACCTGAAATGAAAAGTTTCTATGTTCGAGTAGACCAAGATAGCTGTGACGAACTAGGTCTAGCAGTAAACGATGACACTATCGCATGGTGGAGTCAACAAGGTAAAGAAGCACAAGAAGAAGCATTCAGTCCAGACGGACGTATTCATATTCGCGATGCATTTGAACAGTTGTATAAATTCTGTTGGGGCGCAAAGCGTGTATGGGCTAACGGATCATGTTTTGATATTATCATTTGCGAACATGTATTCCGTAAATTAAACAAATCATTCCCGTGGCAATTCTGGCAAGTGCGTGATGTGCGTACAGCCTTTGATTTGGGTATTAATCCGCAACGTCCTCCAGTAACGGCTCACCATGCACTACAAGATGCGTGGAATCAAGCAGTTGGAATTCAGAATGTATACAACACTCTGCGTAGTTCGACTACATACGATGGTAAGATGATTCTACCATTTTCAAACGAAAGATAATCATGGATTCACAAACAAAAGAAGTAATGGACATTCTACAAGAAGAATGTGCTGAAGTAATTCAAGCGGTAAGTAAAATCAGCCGTTTTGGATTGGACAATTTAAAGCCCGGCAAGCCCAAAACTAACCGCGAGCATTTAGAAGAAGAACTTGGCGATTTACAAGCAATGGTAGATATACTACAAGAGCTTGATATTGTTAGTTTTTCTAATATTGAAAAAGCCGCTGAAGCCAAGCGCGAAAAACTAAAAATTTGGTCAAACATTTTTAAAACTGAGACCGAAAAGGCATAAATAAAATTGTAAAACGCTTCGGGTTTTACATTTTTCTTGCTTAATTAAAGGAGAACATTATGAGCAAAATCATCGGTATCGACTTAGGTACAACAAATAGCTGTGTAGCAGTACTAGAAAACGGTAAAGCTAAAGTAATCGAAAACAGCGAAGGTGCTAGAACAACACCATCAATCATTGCATATACAAAAGACGAAGTCCTAGTAGGTGCAACAGCAAAACGACAAGCAGTCACAAATCCAAAGAATACAATCTACGCAAGTAAGCGTTTAATCGGACGTAAGTTTGATGAACCTGCTGTGCAGAAAGACATCGACTTGATGCCATATACTATTATCAAAGCTGATAACGGTGATGCATGGGTTGAAGCAAATGGCGAGAAACTAGCACCACCACAAATCAGTGCTGAAGTTCTACGCAAGATGAAAAAGACTGCTGAAGATTACTTAGGTACAACAGTTACACAAGCAGTTATTACAGTACCTGCTTACTTCAATGACAGTCAGCGTCAAGCAACTAAAGATGCAGGACGTATTGCAGGCCTAGAAGTATTGCGTATTATTAACGAGCCGACAGCGGCCGCCCTTGCTTATGGTGTTGACAAAGAAGATAAGAAAGATCGCAAAGTAGCAGTATACGACTTAGGTGGTGGTACATTTGATATCTCCATTATCGAAATTGCTAACATTGACGGCGACAAGCAAATCGAAGTATTGTCAACAAACGGCGACACATTCCTTGGTGGTGAAGACTTTGACCAAGCTATCATGGACTACTTGGTAGACGAGTTCAAGAAAGATTCGGGCATTGATTTGAAACAAGACATGCTTGCTCTACAGCGTTTGAAAGAGTCAGCTGAAAAGGCCAAGATTGAATTGTCTAGCGCACAAAGCACTAGCGTTAACTTGCCATACATTACAGCAGACGCAACAGGCCCTAAGCACATGAATGTAACTATTAGTCGTGCTAAGTTTGAAGCAATGGTAGACGGATTGATCCAACGTTCAATCGAGCCATGCAAAGTTGCTATGCAAGACGCTGGTGTAACTGCCGCCGATATCGACGAAGTTATCCTAGTTGGTGGTCAAACACGTATGCCTAAAGTACAAGAAGCAGTTGAGAAATTGTTTGGCAAGGCTCCACGTAAAGACGTTAACCCAGATGAAGCAGTAGCGGCTGGTGCGGCTATCCAAGGCGCTGTTCTAGCAGGCGACAAGACAGACGTTCTGTTGCTAGACGTTACTCCATTGTCATTGGGTATTGAAACAATGGGCGGTGTGTTTACTAAATTGATTAGCAAGAACACAACTATTCCAACCAAGCACTCACAAACATTCTCAACAGCAGAAGACAATCAACCAGCTGTAACTATCAAAGTTGGACAGGGCGAACGTGAACTGTTCAAGTTCAACAAGTTACTAGGTGAATTCAATTTGGAAGGCATTGCTCCAGCTATGCGTGGTATGCCACAAATTGAAGTTACACTCGATTTAGATGCTAACGGTATCTTGAACGTAAGTGCTAAGGATAAAAATACAGGCAAAGAAAACAAGATCACTATCAAATCCGATTCAGGACTAACTGAAGCTGAAATCCAACGCATGGTTCAAGAAGCAGAAGAGAATGCCGAAGCAGATAAAAAGGCCAAGACACTAATCGAAGCACGTAACAATGCTGAAGGTGCTACACATTCAGTTAAGAAAGACTTTGAAGAATTCAAAGACAAATTAACTGACGAAGATAAAACAGCTTTTGAAACCGCCCTGGCAGGTGTCGATGAAGCTGTAAAAGGTGAAGACCCAGAAGCTATTCAAAAGGCTACTGAAGAGTTGTTCCAAAAGGCACAACCAATCTTTGCCGCCAAACAAGCTGATGAAAAAGCAAAAGCCGAAGAAGTCGAAAAGAAAGGCGAAACGGTTGATGCGAGTTTCACAGAAGTTGACACACAGACAGACAAGTAATATAATATAAACAAGCAGGGTGCCTATGGTAGGGCCCTGCAGAGTTCTTGCTTAATAAAGGAGAAAATCATGACACAACTAAGAACTATTGATGCACAAGCATTAGCAAATTTAAGTAGAGCCCTAGTAGGCTTTGACCGCTACTTTACAACTAACCAACTCCAAAATGGAAATTATCCTCCACATAATATTGTGAAGTATGATGACACACATTACGGAATTGAAGTGGCTGTAGCAGGCTTTACTAAAGACGAAATTACTGTAGAAGTTGACCAAGATCAGCTTATGATTACAGGTAAACGAGCAACTGTTACCGATGGTGTAGAATACTTACACCGTGGTTTAGCCGCACGTGATTTCGAACAAACATTTACTCTAGCTGAGTATATGAATGTTGTAGGTGCTGAAGTTAAGGATGGTATGCTTAAGGTTCAAATTGAGCGTATTGTTCCAGAAGCACTCAAACCACGTTTAATCACAATTAAATAATGTAAATACAAAGGGAGGGGGCAACTCCTCCCAACTTTGAAAGAGAGTACAGATATGCCAGGAACCGATATTCAATTAGATGAGAAAATCAAAGTGAATGTAACAGAACCTAGACGTTGGAAAGTTATATTCCTAAATGATGAAGCAACACCAATGGATTTTGTGGTAGGGATTCTAATTGAGATATTCCATCACACAGATAGTACTGCACGAGATATTATGCTCACTGTGCATGAAACGGGTAGCGGAATTGCAGGCGTATACAGTTTTGAAATTGCCGAAGCTAAAGCAGTTGAAGCAACTACTGTAGCTCGTGCAAACGGTTTTCCATTACAAATTAAATTGGAAGAAGAATGAGTTTAAAAGAACTTACACACGAAGCACATAAGAAAGCAGAGACACAACCTTTTGTAAAGATTTTGTTCTCAGGTAAGATTAATCCTAAACTCTACGCAACGTATCTTAAAAACCAACACCCATGCTATGAAATACTAGAAGTGTGTGCTATGCCACACGGCTTGTTGCATGGACTACCGGATATTCGTAGAGCTCCTGCTATCCTAGCAGACTTCCAAGAACTATGGGCGGAAGAAGATGGCGAAGCACAGATTATGCCATCAACAGAAAAGTATATCAAATATATTTTAAGCATTAAAGATGATCCTAAAAAACTAATGGCTCACGTTTATGTTAGACATATGGGTGACCTAGCAGGCGGACAAATGATTGCTAAACGTGTTCCAGGCAGTGGTAAGTATTATCAGTTTGAAAACCCAGAAGCACTTAAAGCCGCGATTCGCGAACGCATCAGCGACGACTTGGCAGACGAAGCCATTGTATGTTTTGACTATGCGGCTGATATGTTTAAAGATATGATGGAACTAGTAGAGTTTACAGATGAGTAAAGTATGGGATACGTTAATAGAAATCCAGCACTTATTGGAGGAATCCTTTGATAACACTGGCACAGAAGTTTTCGAGCCTGGAATGGATCGTTTTAACCAACCTGGCTGGATTAATAGGGTATGGACTAGTGATCGCTATCGCCGTGCTCACGTTGACGTGGTTGATGCTCGCGAAACTAAAGGACTATGGATGATGCATTGTTGCATCTTCCCACATATACATAATCCTGCTCCAATTTACGGCTTTGATGTAGTAGCTGGCAAAAACAAAATGACTGGTTGCTTCCATGATTATTCTGCCGCAGGTGATCAATTTCATCCTATGATGGATTGGTTTGGCGAAGAAGTATCTAAACTAGAATGGCGTAGAGAACGCGAACTTCCTGACTGGGCTAAACGTATTTTCAGTCAGAATATGGTAGCCGCGGGCAATGTACAAGATGAAGCAGAACTTGATCAAATATTTGCCATGGCTAAAACAACTCTAGCACATTATCTAGCTACTGTAGCAGAAACCAACAATACAACGCTAGATACTACAACTTATCAAAATTACTATTGCGATAACCAAAAGCAAAACCCGCATACACCGCGTGTAATGGCTAGTTTAGGGCTAGATGAGGAAGATGTTCGTATCTTCATTCAGGATTGTCTGTTTCCTAATATAGCATAAATATTAGTACTATGCGTGTACTAGACATTTTATCAGAATCCATCCTAACAGAAGCTCCATTAGCACCTTCAGATTTTAAAGAACGTTATCGTCTTGCAAATTTAATTAAAAAGCTAGAGAAAAAAGAGCCTTTTCATGCCGTGCAAGGCGAGCCTGTCGTTATAGATGATATTTCTCAATCAGAAATTAACGATCTTAAAAAACAGTTACAAAATAACTTTGATCCTAAAGATCCTAATCCTAAAGCACAATCAGTTAAGCCAATTAAAGTTCCTGCTATTTTAGGCGGAGTACGTTTAAGTACTCTACAAAAAACTGATGAGTTTGGCGGACGTCTTGCCATTAGTGCAGAAGGCGAACACGATTACACTAAAGCTAATTTAGGCCCTACAGTAGAAGCATTAAAATCTTTTGCCATGTATGCTAAGTTGATATCCCGCAATAAAGATCATATCGATGTTAATGATGTATTAGCAATAGCAAAATTAGCCGATAAACATTCTACTGAAACGTTTTCTAAAAGCGACTCGGGAAAAAGTTCTAAGACACCTACTACATTGGCGGTCTATATTAAAGAAGTTCCGGATGTTAGTAACCAAGTGAAAGACCCGATTACATTAAAAGTAGCATTAAGTACTCCTTGTTTCAAACGTGCTGTAAATGTATCCCAATCAGATAAAGAAGCATGGGGTAACTTACAGGGTATTATTTCTTACGTTAATACAGAAGGCGATATTGCCAAGTATACTAAATTATTTGCTAGAAACAACAAACGCGATCCAGTTAAGATTGCAGTTGTTGGTATCGGCGGTGCTAAGACAGACATCCAAGCAACTCGTGACAATGAAAATTGGCATGAAGGTATGGATCCTAAACTTAAAGAAAAGAACATTAAGAGTTTAAGTCTAAGCGTTAAAGCCGCAGGTGCAGAATGGTATGATCAGGCAAGCGGTAACAACTTAGAAGGTTGGGAAAAGTTTTATCAAATTATGGGTTTAGATCCAAAACAATCCTACGAAGCGATTACGGTATCAGGATTCCAAGAAGGCGGAAAGGTAAACACAGAAGCCGGCAAAAAAGCATTTGAGAAACGTGTTCAAGCATCTTATTTGATGTATGAAGTTGCTTATAATCATTTAAAAAGTAGACTTGCTCAGTTAAATGATAAAGGTGAAGCAGACTATATACATCATTTTCTAGCTAATCTGAAAGGTAGTTTAGCAGGTGATGAACAATTAATCTATGTTAAGTTCAATTCTAAAGGTACTTACGATAAATTAAAACCGCACTTGCTATTAGAACTAGCACAGGTAATGGATTTAGATGTAAACTTAGGTTCCGGCGGCCGCCCATCGATTTATTGGGTAGATAAACAAACTGGTCGGACATTGATTTACGTTGTTATGTTAAAAGTTCCTAGTGAACAACGTTTAACACATCAATTTAATTTAGGTAAAGATTTCTTCCCATTATTGAAAGAAGCTGAACAACGTTCACACGAACGTAAACAGCAAGGTGCCCAGCCAGCTAACAAACCAGCTGTAGCATCACATGTAAGTCCTAGTGGTGCTAAAACTAATATGAATCCTAAAGACGATGATTACGCAATTAATTATGGTCCTAATGGAGCGGCAAAGCATAACACATTCCAACAAGACAAAACTAAACACCGTACACTACATCATCCAAAACATGATATAAACATGTCCGATGATGACGAAGAAATCTAAGGTTTTCTTAATCTAGAGCAAACAAATCTGCTCATATAATTCGCTACTTTTATTATGTAAATACTAATAAGACTTATTGGGAGCGAATCCATGTCCAAAAAACTAATACTACTATTAGTATTATTGCCTTTAACGGCCGTATCAGCACCTCTAGCTGACTATACCTTTAAAAGCCCGGCCTTCAATGGTATCGGGTACAGCAGTCACGTGCTGACTATTGAAAACCAAGAGTTTACAAGACAAAAAGCAGTAAGAGATGCCATCCAAGCGGCTTTAGACAAAGCCAAGGCAGATGCACAAAACACTAATATCGCTAAGTTTTTAAACAACTTAGAATCACGTATCTATGCACAAATTAGTCAAAACGTAGCAAGTGCTATGTTTGCTAATAATAATTGTTCAGCAAACAATAGCGTTGGCTGTTCTGGAACATTAAACTTTGAAGGTAATACAATATTCTGGACTAAGGATACTACCAGTGTTACACTACAAGTTACAGACACAGTTGGAAATTTAACAACCGTAGTAGTGCCGTTAGGCCAATTTCAATTTGGGAACTAATTAAATGAAAAAAACATTATTATCCCTAGCAATTATTTCAGCATTGAGCGGTTGCGCTATTATTCAAAGTACCGGCCTAAGTGAAACGGATCCAACAGTAACTACCCAAATGAAAGGTGTCAAAAAAGAATTTGACACAGTGCCAGCACCGGCCGCAGGCAAACCACTTAGTGTGGCAGTTTATAGTTTTGCTGACAAAACAGGTCAACGTCGCCCACAGGCAAACGTGGCTAGTTTATCAACAGCCGTTACACAAGGTGCAGAATCTTTTTTGATTAAAGCTCTAGCTGATGTAGGACAAGGACAATGGTTTGAAGTTGTTGAACGTGTAGGTATCGATAATTTAACTAAAGAACGTTTAATCATTCGTCAAATGCGTGAAGCATACGAAGGTAGTAATGCTAAACCATTAATGCCAATGCAGTTTGCAGGTATTATTGTTGAAGGTGGTATTGTAGGTTACGATACTAGTACGACTAGCGGCGGCGCTGGTATGCGTGTATTTGGTATTGGTAAACAGACACAGTGGTCAACAGATACTGTTACTGTAAGTTTACGAGCAGTTAGTGTAAACACAGGCAAAGTTCTTTCTAGTGTTACAGTACAAAAGACAATCTTAAGTACAGGCGATAGTGCAACAGCACTAAAATTCTTTGATCAAGGCACACAAAGTTTTGAGGCAGAAATAGGATTAACAATTAACGAGCCAGGAACCTATGCAGTTAAAGCCGCTACAGAAATGGCAGTTGTTGAATTAATTAAAGAAGGACAGCGTAAAGGCGTATGGGATTTTAAAACACAAGCAGTTACACCTGTACCAGCAGTAATAGTAGTACCAGAAGTTAAAAAAGAAGAATCAAAAGTAGAAGAAAAGAAAGAACTTGTAGTCCAACCACAAGTTCAATCAGAAACAAAAGCAGAAGTAGTATCTAATATTACTCCTGAAGTGAAACCAGAAGTACCTAAAGTTCTTGTAGATTTATTTGGAACTAAGGTGTTGAAGGATGATGCGTATCTTTATAAAGAAGCGAACGAAAACAGTCAACGTACTTGGCAATTAAAAAAGGGAACTGAATTAACAATCACTTCCCCAGGCCCAGAAGGTTGGCATCTTGTTAAAGACGCTCAAGGCCGCAAGGGATTTGTTAAGAAGGAAGTTCTTCTTAATAAACCGTAAGTGTTGATTTTTTTACATGTTGATTTTTTTACATGTAAAAAAAATAACAGCAGAGTATAATTTATACAGAGTACCGTGTAAATATTTTATTAAGAAAGGGATAGGTAGCGAGAACATAAAAAAACGGACCACAAGTCCAAGGAGCAATGCTAAGGAATATATAACTTAGTATTAAAAAATATGGTTCAAAGTATAAAAGGCGCTGGTAATTTGTCGAGAAAATTAATTACAATTCTGGTGTTGTCTGCGATGTCAACATTGGGTCATACTGCTGATAACAGCATTTATATTGATCAGTCTGGTGATTTTAACAACATCACGATGAATCAAGACGGTGCTGGTAACCAGGTGAGAGGTCTTTCTGCTGTAGGTAGTAATGACCCAACTGCACCTGCAATTATCAGAGGTAATAACGTTCAAGTTAACATTGATCAAACTGGTAGTAACAATAAAATGAATTTAGGTATCGATGCTAATATGGGATCAAGCTCTAGTGTTAATTTTACATACAGTACAATTAATCAGGGAAACATTTCCGGTAGCAACAACACAGCAACATTCCAATTAGGAACAAGCAGTGCTAAAGCTAGCGATACAGTTGTAAATGTTACACAGTTAAATGGTAGCAATACCGCAAACGTAAGTATGGTTGGTAGCGATAATCAGTTAACTGCTACTCAAAGCGGTGGCCAAGCAACATTGGTATCGACAGTTAATGCTACTGGCACACGTCAAAGTATTACAACTAGTGGCGGCACTGGTAACTCGGTAACTACCAATTTGACTGGTGATAACGGTAATGTTAGCGTATTAGTGGCAGGAGCTACTAACACTATTGATATTGCTCAAAGTGGTTCAGGCGGCAGTACCGGACACCAAGCAGTAATGGATATTAATGGTTCTGGTAATAATGTAACATTAGCTCAGTCAGGTACTGCTAATGCTAACGTGTTTAATTTAAGAGTTGGTGCGTCAGGATCTGCGGCCAATAGTAATACATATAACATAACACAGACAGTGCGTTAAGATGTTTAACTCTGAGCTACAAAAGATGTACCAAGCGTGGCAACAAGGTAATGAAAATTATGTTCGCGATTGGTACTCTTTTGTAGAGTATGCGTCTCGTTGGAATAGAGAAACTATAGAGCAAACATTAGAACAACTAAACAAGTGTAGATGGTTTAAAAAAGGTGACTAATGAAACTCCAAAATATGCTGATTGCAATCTTGATGTCTACCTCGCAGATATCATTCGCGGCAATCGGAACCGTAACGGAACAAGTCAATACCCCGCCATCAATACAACGAAAAAGTCAGACTCTCACTGGTGCAAAAGGTACTGGTGTGGAGATGGAAGATGCAATCAAAACTCAACAGGGAAAAGTAGGCATAACGTTTGAGGACAACACAAAAGTCCAAGTAAACGAAAATAGCAAACTGGTAATCGATGACTTTGTTTACGATCCTAAGTCAAAAGCTGGCAAACTTGGGGCTAAGATTGCTCTTGGCACAGTTCGTTATGCTAGCGGACAAATTGCAAAAAACTCGCCACAAAACGTAGCATTAAGTACACCAACGGCAACTATTGCTGTACGCGGCACTGACTTCACAGCTAGTGTAGATGAAATGGGTGCTAGTACTATTATCTTATTGCCTAGCTGTCCTGACGACCGTAAGACACGTACAGTTAAAGATATAGAAACAAATTGTAAGACTGGTGCTATTGAAGTGTCTACACTAATGGGTACTGTACTATTAAACCAGCCCTTCCAAGCTACCAAAGTAACATCTCGCATGATGACACCTAGTAAGCCTGTTACACTAAATCTTAGTGAACAAGCTATTGAGAACATTTTAATTTCAACTCCTCCAGAAATTAACAGAGATGGAAAATCCGAGCGCCGAGAAATGAAAGGCCCATTAGACGTAGATTTCTTAAAAGCAGAAGGACTTACTAACGCACTTGACGACAGTGCTCGACAGTTTTATCAAGATAGATTAAGCCAAAACTTTTTAGATCAAAACTTCCTTGCTAACATGTTTGACATAGTAGGCAATATGTTAAATGAAAAGTTATTAGAAACTCCAGATAGTATGCTACCTGACTATAAAAAAGCCAGTGGTATCACAGTGTTGAAAGAAGACCCAACTGTGTCGTTGTGTCGTGATAACGGTAGTGACCGCATTTGTGTGACAACTCCGCAGACACAGAATAGTTTAATATCTATGACACAGAATAATATAGAATTTAAAAATCGTGTTAATCAAGGCGGCAACAGTATTATAACAGTAACACAAAAATGATAAAACATTTTCTACAGTTCTTATTTTTATTATCAGTATGCGTCAGTGCATACAGTCAAGCTACAGGTTTGACTGATTTAAAGTTTGGTCAATACCAAATTGCCGACAGTCAGTGGAATGTCAGCGCCTGCATGTATACTACAACTTGTCAAATCTATAGCAAAAATCCAGGAACAGCATATAAGATTCCTTGGACTAGCGGACAAATACAATGGGCGGCTGGCGATTATATTTCCTTTGTAAAAACTGGCATCACTGCTAATCCGTGGCAAGCAATACAATATAGTGCTAACGGCACACAAAAAGCAGTTATGGGTAACGGACATATTATCAACATGGGCCCTAATTTCTTTTTCTTTGTGGGCAGTGATAACAATACTGGACAGTTGTTTAGTATGACACAGGGATTTAATAATACAGCTGGTGTTACTTGGACTGGCACATTAAATCCAACAGTTTCGCAAGTTGATACTTATGCTACAGGAGGAAGTACAACTCCATTAGGCCCTGGACAAACTGCACAACCTCCAGTTTCATCTGCTCCTGCTTACCCTAATTATGTTACTATTGGTAGTGGTACTCCGGGAGACATGACATTTGGATCTGCTAATGCTATTACATCTCAACAACAGACTAATATTAATATTTGGGCCAATAGAACAGCGCCAGACGGTAACCAAATTTATATTAATCAAATTGGCGGCGATAACAATACTGTTACTATGAATCAAGACGGCAATAAGAACTTGATTAGAATGCAGTTGCAAGGTTCTAGCAACACTATAACAGCACGTCAAGGAGTCCCAAGCATTGGCCAAAACGAAATGAAATTAAATTTTGAAGGTAACAACAATGTTGTTAATTTAAATCAATCTAGGGATACACAAGGTAATGCAGTTGGTGGCAATGGACACTATCTTGATGCTACTATTGCTGGTTGGGGAACTAACTTAACTGTACAACAGACAAACAATGGCGGTGTTGGCGGACACTATAACGAAACTACTATCTACGGAAACGGGAACAGCGTACTCGAAAAACAAACAGACAATGGAAATAAGATTATGTTTGTTAATGTAAACGGAGCATTGAATACTGTAGATGCTACCCAACGAGGAACAGGACAACATAGATTAGAAGCTAATTTGACAGGCGATCGTAATAGTGCTACAGTATTACAAGAAGGATCTACTGCCAACAACGCTACACTAAACTTAACTAATGCAGGCGGCCCAGCAACAGTTAATGTTCAACAAGCAGGCGGGCAAAGTGTCAATGTTACAACAACTTGTGCCACTGCTGGAGGATGTGCCGCAATTACAGTAAGACAAGGATATTGACATGGCATCACATAAACCTACTAATCTACAGCCAGTGTGTATGGTTCCTGGTTGTAAACGCGGCGCTTCTATACTATCAATCCAGGGAACTATTGCCAAATGGATGCTTACATGCCGTAAACACCATGCCGGGCAAATACCAAATGAGTGGGTAAAAACAGCATAAATAGTAGATGCTGAAAAAAATCCTTTTAAGCCCCTGGACTGCTCTATTAACCCTAGCGTTAGTAGTGGGCATACGTGTTGCAGATCCTGCCTTTGTTGAAAGCGTAAGACTACGTTATTTTGACACACTAATTATTAGTAAAGAAGTTACAGTAAATAATATTGCTACAGTAAATATTGATGAAGCTACATTGGACAAATACGGACAATGGCCATTTCCTAGAGACAAATACGCAGAACTGATTGATTCTTTATATGCTAGAAATGCAGGCCTGGTAGTATTCAATGTACTAATGCCTGAACCAGATCGGTTTGGTAAAGATACAGTATTAGAAACAGTATTGCGTCTACAGGAAAATGTAGTATTGCCTAGCGTACCTAGTGCTAAGACTAAAAATACTCCACGTAATCCAGGATCGGCAGTTATCAATTCTGAATACGCAGATCAAATTGTTACATACCCTGGTCTTATTGCCAACGTACCAAGACTAGAAAATGTTGCTGGCGGTATTGGTATTACAAACACACTACCCGAGGTAGATGGTGTAAATCGTCGATTACCATTAGTTGTTGCAGTCAATGGTAAAATTTATCCTAGCCTAGCTTTAGAGACACTGAGAGTTGCGGCTGGCGATTCAACCATCCAAGTTAAGATGTTTGAAGGCGGTGTTGAGAAAATGCGTATTCCTAAATTCGGTCCTATTGCGACTGACAGTTTAGGTCGGGTGTGGATCGATTGGAGCCAAGAATCGCATAGCGTTAGTGCAGTTAATTTACCTAAGGACTTTGGTGGCGCTATTGTTATTGTAGGACCAACAGCGGCTGGCATTAGTAACCCAGTTGGTACAAGTAAGGGTTCTATATTCCCGCACGAAGTACAAGCCGCAGTTATTGGCACAATGCTAAACAATGTAGTTATACAGCGTCCGGATTGGGCCGATGGCGCAGAAATCCTTGCCTTGTTAGTATCGGGCATACTATTATTATTTTTAACAAGGTGGACTTATGTTGGACTTGCTTCTGGTATTAGTATCGTTGTTGTTTCTATTCTTGGTAGTAGACTTGCTTATAGCAATTACCTTTTCCTTTTTGACGCTACTATGGTGGCTGGTGGCATTATATTGGTTATGTTACATGCTTACGGGGTTAAGTTCGTAAGTGAGTTTTTACAAAAGCAAGCTATTAAGAAACAGTTTGCTGGTTACTGCTCTAAGGAAGTTGTAGAGCTATTACAAAAAGACCCAGACTTAATCAAACGCGGTGTGCGTAAAGACGTATCAGTTATGTTTAGTGACTTGCGTGGCTTTACTCCTATTGGCGAACACTATGGCGATGACGTTGCTGGCCTAGGCAAGTATATGAACGGCTATATGGATGCTATTAGCCAGCCAATGCTAGATAACAAAGGTATGGTTATCAAGTATGTAGGCGATGCGAGTATGCACATACACGGCGCTCCTATCGAAGATGCTAATCATGCACATACTATTGTTAAAGTTGGTTTAGAGATGTTGGACAAGGTAGACGAGTACACTAAGCTAATGGAAGCACAAGGTTTACCTCCAGCCGCAATGGGTTGGGGTTGTAACTCAGGTATTGGCTTTATTGGTGAAATGGGTTCAACAGAACGACACAGCTATGACATCTTAGGTGACATGGTTAGTACTGCCGCACGTTTAGAAGCACGTTGTAAAGCGTATGGCGTGTTATGTATTATTGGCGCAGAAACTTACAACCGTACTAAAGATGACTTCTTCTATCTAATGTTAGATAACTTACAACCAAAAGGTAAGACAGTAGCAGATTTAATCTACACAGCACTACGTACCAAAGGTGCTGATTATAGCAAGGATAAAGAGCAACACGAAAAGATGCATGCCTTATATAAAGCCAAAAAGTTTGACGAAGCGGCCGCAATGTGTAAAAAACTAAAAGGCAACTTTGGTGGACAAATGGACAAGTACTACAAAATTTGGATTGAGCGTTGTGAGTTTATGAAACAACAAGACTTAGGTGATAACTGGAATGGTGAGTTTGTCGCTCATGAGAAATAACTTTACAAGTTTATTTGCAGAGTATACAATAGACAAATGCGTAGAATCATATCTATATTGGTATTTCTTACCTTACTATATAATGGGCAAGCAAGCGCCTCCGCTACCAAACCTTTGTCTATCACCGCTTCGAGTTGGCTCGTGGCCGATGAATCCGGCCGAATTATTCAAAGTCAAAATATAGAACAACAACGTAGTATTGCCAGCATTACAAAATTAATGACGGCAATGGTTGTTATCGATGCTAACCAAGATTTACAAGAACAGATTGGAAAGTACACTAGAGCTGAGACAATACAGTTAGCCTTAGTACATAGTGATAACAAAGCGGCTGACACCTTGTGTCAATTTTATCCTAATGGTAGAGATGCGTGTATCCGTGCTATGAATACTAAAGCACAACTATTAGGTATGCGCGATACAAAGTATGTAGAACCTACCGGGCTTAGTGTGTTTAATGTTAGTACTGCTACTGATTTAATTAAACTTGTAATTGCGGCCAAAGAATATGCAGAAGTTATAGAAGCCGCACACAGTCCACAAGTTAAGATTAAACTAAAGAAGAAGTGGTTTTTCTTTAACAATACAAATCCTATTATAGGCAAGCGTCATGAGTTTATAGTCAGCAAAACTGGCTACATAAGAGCCAGTGGAGGGTGTATTGTTATGATGCTAGATACGGACATAGGACGCCGTATCGTTGTAGTATTAGGGAGTAAGAATACTAAAACACGTATTCCTGAAGCAGAGTTTATTGCTCTGAAGTTCTAAGACGTGCTAATCCTACTAGTCTAAATAGACTTAGCCACATCCAGCCAATATCAAATTCAAACCAACGACGACTTAGTTTAGCACTCGCTGGACTAAGGTGATGATTGTTGTGCAACTCTTCCCCACCAATAATAATACCCCAAGGACTAATGTTGCGACTAGCATCTCTAGTAGTTCCGTTTCGGTAACCATACCAATGTCCTATTCCGTTGATAACACCTGCGGCCCAAAATGGGATCCATATCATTTGTACACCCCACACTATAAAGCCCCACGGTCCAAAGAACAATAAGTCTATGACTAGCATTAGAAGAATACCGAGGCGGCTATGGGGTGTATAAATGTTACGTTCGACCCAATCATCAGGAGTACCTACTCCAAACTTGTTAACCATGTCTGTGTCTTTACTAGCTGTGTGATATAAGACTGCACCTTTAAAAAATACCTTCCATATACCAAATACATGCGGGCTATGCGGATCGCCTTCTTTGTCGCTAAATGCGTGATGTTTACGATGTATTGCTACCCACTGCTTAGTAACTTGTCCAGTTGTCATCCACAACCAGAAACGCATAAAGTGACCTAGTATAGGATGGAATACTATTCCTTTGTGTGCTTGTCCTCTATGTAAGAATAGAGTAACTGATACAATAGTAATATGTGTAGCAATTAAAGTAAAAATTAATTCATTCATTATACGCCTCCGCCAACTAGTTTATTAAAAGCAGGTTGTTTACCATCCTTACGTCCCTTGTCCTTGCCACGTAATTGTCCTGGTGTCCCTGCCTTCTGTCCTACTTTGGCGCCAGCAAAATGATAGTTTTTTGTTTCGTTTGTGCGATGATACTCGCTTGCTTTGCCTTCTAAACTTACATGCCAAGCATAAAATTTAGTATGCGGGTATTCCTTTTTCAGTTCTACAAATGAATGTAAATTTGGAACAGCATCATCATACATGATTGCTTTTGTATAGTGATGCTTGCTTAATAAGTCACGTATGATAATTTTTTTCTTTTCTTCTGTTTGCATTTTACCTTTCATATTGCCTGCACGATAAACATGAACTTTATTCATGTCTACTCCGTATTTGCGAAAGGTATCTAAAAATAATTCCCTGTCGTTAAAATCAGCACGAGCAGTTACCATAACAACTTTATTGCCAGTAGCAATATCTTGTTTAAGTTGATTTAACATTGGAATAATAGGCTTTGCGTTTTCAAAGAATTCCCTAGCATTGGCAAAGTCACCAAAGTCAAACTGTTCTCCTGGATGTAGTTTGTAATGTGTGAACTCGTGGCTGTTAAGACTTTTAATTACACGCCCGTCTTTAATCACATGGACTTTAGTTTGTGTATGTACAAGTGTATCGTCGATGTCAAATATAACTAACTTGCTAGGTTGAAACTCACTTGCCCGCATGTTTCTTCTTGCCTGCTTTCATATTGGCCATCCAATGAGCAAGCTGTCCTTTACGACCGCCTTGATGTGCTACTTTGCGTAGTGTGCTTACACTTGCCTTAGTAGGAACATGATAGCGTTTACTATCGCCTTTGTCTTCTGGATGACGTCCATCTGCAAAGTTTTCAGTTATAAATTCTTGGGCTCTCATATCAATATTTATCAGAAAGCTTTCAGGGTAGTTTCGGCTTTAGAGAGCCCCCATTCCCTTGCTTTCCAGTCGTTTCTAGCCATGCCTTGTAGTTGTTCCCATTCGGCACGTTTTTTGATAATATCTCGGGTAAAACTAGTCCAGTTTGTAGATAAAATTCTACGTTCAAATTGTGTTTTAGCTTGTTGTGCTTTTTCATATGTGTCGTAATCTTGTTCTATGTGTATTACTTCTATATACGAATCTTCATCAAAATATTCTAATGCAAAATCTAAACCCCACTTTGGCTTCATTGTTAGGTATTTTCTAAGATACGGATATTGTTTGCTGTGTTCTGTTAATTGTTCTAATGCTTGTCCGGCGTAAGTACATCTAGTAAGGATCATACTATGATCAAGGATGTAACTAGGATTGTTTATACTAGCCCACTGATAGTGCGCACCATACACGCCTAAGCATTCTTCGATGCGTATGCCATGCGCAGTATAATACATCTGCTCTAAACGATTAAGTTGAAACCCGTCGTTATCAAAATGCTGAATATTATATTGGCTAAAATAATCGTCTCGTATCGGTGTTGTGATAACTGCTGGGGATACGAAATCGTTAGATGTGAACGTAATCATAAAAATATTTAGCCCACAAAAATGCCACTTTTAAGAACTT